CTGCCGCTTGTTGATTCCCATCTCCTACTTGAAGATCAGCAATGGACGCAAATCTTTGTCCAGCTGACACTACGACCCCCATTAATTGTAATAGAGTTTGTGATGGTTCCTTAAATGGTAATGCCATGAAAGCATCTTTTATATTTCCACCTGGAGCATCTACATCACGAAATTCACCGGGAGCGATCGCTTGCGCGTCGTCTCTGATTCTAATTCCTCGCATCTTAAATCCAGCTGGTAAATTGGAAAGTGTACCAGCATCCAATAACGATCTAAGAGCTGCCGTCGCAGTTCTAGATAATCCACCGATCATATGAATTAAACCAAAGCCATAAAAACCTAGGCCAGGTAAAAATTTAAAATGAACAAAGTAAGAAATTTTTTTCTTTAAGGGATCACTTGGTTGGTAGTTTCTTCGTATAGATAAAACTTCTCTAGAGCCTTCTTCGATAGTTACAATGTAGGGTAGTTTAATTCCTGTAGGTTCCCCATCATCACTTCTATCTTCAAAGCCTTCTAGATCTAAGTCTATATGAAATTCTAAAATATTAAAAATATTTTCATTATGTGTTTTTTGTATTCCTTCTAGTTCTCTTTCTTTTTTATCAAGATCAGATTCTATATCTGTAGGTTCCCCTAATTCTATGTCTCTATAGAAACCATTAACTTGTTGTTTTCTTAAATCATTTTGTGAAGTCTTAACAACATGAATAACTGCTGTTGCATCTTCTAAAGAAGTTGCTGAGTAAGGTACTACTAAATCTTCAGCAGGTACAAATTTTGAAACTGCTCTACCTAATAAATCATCGTAGTAAACTTTTTTAAATGCAGACCCTGCTAAAGGTAGATAAAATAACATTTGATCAAACTCAGGTTCATATTCTTTCATCTGATCCATTAACTGCCAATTCATATATTCTTTAACTCTCTCTGATTGCATTTCTTTTTCAGGACTTGGTGCGCCTATAATTTGTGTTCTTACAGGTCCGTCGGCCGGGAGTAGTTCTTTATAAGCCAAGGCTTGAAATTGAGTAACTGCTTCTGCAAGTACTGGATGGGTTGCACCCGCTGCACCTGAGAAAGGTTCTGTTCTATCTTCGTATTTAAATCCTAATAATTCTAAACCAGTAATATAAGTGTGCTCCCATTCTTTACGAGACTCCCTATAATCTGTGTAGTTAGAATTTAATTCTGAACCTAGAGGACCTAAAATATCCTCTGGTAGTAACTCTGCTAAGTTGTCAAAGTGGTTTTCACTTTGTGCTTGATTAAATGCTCCAGGTTCAAAATTAATTTCTACACCGCCATCTTCTGTAGGTGTAATTTCAGTATCGCCTTGGTCTGGTAAGGATTCAGTTACCTCTTGAATACTTTCTGTTTGTTCCTCAACACCAGGAAGCTCTACCGAAGTTCTAACTTCGTTTAAAGTTTTGTCTATTTCTGCCATTTAAATTCTCCAATCTTTCTGGTTTATCTTGTTTTGTTTGATTAATCAAGCCTCGTGGATCAGGGCCACTTAATGGTGGGATCTGACTCCATTTAACATAAGGCATATTTTTTGTAAGTGTAGGGTTTTTTTTCATTACCAGTAAAACTTCTTTTTTCGTTTGGGTTGTTTTTCGTCCTTGTAATCTTCTGGATGATCTAATAATCCACCCTGTCTGTACCTTAACAGAGCTTGTGTCATGGAGTCAACTAAATCATCATGATCTCCATAAGGAAAAGCTGCACATTCTTCTACAATTTCTTGCGCAAATTGTTTTCGTAATGGAGCCCAGATCTGACCTGATTCAAACATAGGTGAAACTGCATTAACTCTAGCAATTTTATCTTGTCCTTTAGAAGGTGTGTAGTTCATTGCTGGGATTCCCATTTGTCTTAACTCATACATCAAAGGTAATCCAGATGCTTTAGCTTCAATAATAACTGTTTCAGGATTCCAATACCTATATTGTTCGAGAGCCACGCGCCTTAATTCTGGAAACTCTAATCTAGCTTTATAAGAATCTAATAATATTAATTGTCTTGCTGAATCTTCATTAGGACGAAAAACTCCCCATGTTGTTATAGCACTGTAATCGGCTGTTTCTTTTTTTAAATAAGCTGTGTCATAACTTTGTATAATATGTTCAATGTTTGGCATCTCTTCATGTTCCCAATCTTTCCACCATTCTCTTTTAATAAGAGCTCCTTCTTCACTGGTTGGATCTTGCATGTACTGTGCATTCCACTTCGCCATTCCTGCAGATGCTTTTACAGAATCAAGGTCCTCGATCTTCCAGTATTCAGGCCATACAGGTTTACCACTAGGTAAGACTGCTGGAAATTGTACTACCTCCCATTGATCCGCTTTCTCTTCGGATTGTGCGTTTATTAATTTTTGTGTTAAATCTTTTGTTGACCAACGTGTCATTACTAAAACAATAATACCACCTGGTTGAAGCCTTTGCCGTGGTCCACTAGTATACCACTCATATGCTTTTTCAAATGCATTAGGTGAGTTTACATCTTGCTCGGAATGAGGATCATCAATGATGAGTAGATCAGCACCCCTCCCGGTCACCGCACCTTGGACACCTACTGCAAAATATTCACCCCCATCAGATGTGTTCCAACGTCCTGCAGCTTTAGAGTCTTCTTGCAATCTCGTTTGAAAAATATTTTGATAATCTTCGGAGTCAATTAAGTGCTTTGCTTTACGACCAAAGTTAACTGCAAGTTCTGCAGTATGGGTTGCTTGAATAATCTTTAACTTAGGATTTTTTCCAATCATCCATGCAGGAAGAAAGAAGGAAGCAAATTCAGATTTAGTATGCCGGGGGGGCATGTTTATAATTAAACGTTTTAATTCACCTTTTGCTAATCTATTAAATTTATCTGCTATGACCCGATGATGGGACCCCTCTATAAAATCTGGCCACATATTTTTAATAAAGGATAAAAAATCTGTACGGACTTTTTTTAATTCTTTTGCTTTACTCCTTTCAATAATCTGTATCTTTAATTTTTTTCTTTCAATAGGGTCTTCAATTTTATTTAATTTTTTTACTGTTAGCATATATATCAATATGGGTGATAAACTATTATACCCGGAAAGCTGAGTAAATCAAACCATAAAGGGTAGACTTGGGACCCCTATAATTTAATACCCCCACCTAAATAAACATTAAACGTTTCATTCTCGATATAGTTCCTTTAGGGTCCCCTTTAAAGTTAAGTAAGCGCGCGCAGCGCGCATGGGTGGGTCCCGCCCACATGCTCTTCTCTAGGTACAACCTATAGGTGTATGTCCAAACTGCATACAACCTCTAGGTGATGTCCAGACTGCATACGTCTAGAGGTTGTATAAGTTTAATTAAAAGTCTGTCAGTTCTAACTCCATTTGTTTATTCTCGGTTCGTTTTGCTTTGTTAAAACTTTCTGCTAATTGTTTATTTCTATATAACTGTCTGTCAATGTTAGATAGTCTTACTTCACTAATCAAGAACAGCAGAAATCCAAACAGCATTAAAGCAATTCCTAAATATAGTATCAAGTTATAGTCCATGTTTTATCCTTTCGTTTGTTTATGGGATTATCCTATAAGATAACCCCATAAGTGTCAAGTCTTTATTTACTCGGTAAAGCTAATAATGAATTAGGTAAATCTAAAACAATGTTAGCGGTTGCCATTTCTCGTTTTAACTCAACCAAAGTTGGTTGAATATGACTACCAGTCATAAGTATATTCAAACACTTTTTTCTTTTGCCCTCTAGTGCATGGTATAGTTTATGGTTTTTTCTTACATGGGTTTCTGCTTCTTCATAACAGGCTTTTTTTATTTTTTTCGTTATGTATTCAACTGCGTCATGATCATCTTTAATACTTAGATTAACTGACTGCATATCCCATTTACGCATTTTTCTTGTTTGATTAAACAAATCACTAATTTGATCTGCGATCCTTTGAGCCTTAAAAGATAGATCATTCTCTAGTGATTGTTTTTTGCTTTGAAAGTCTCTCAAAGCCTTTTCTCTTTTGCCCAGTTCCACAATCAACTTATCTAATTTAAGTTGTTTTGCAAATTGGGTAGTTCCAACTTCATCTGCTTTAGCTTGGGCTTTTTCGCAGATTTCTTGTTGTATTTGATTTTGTGCAGTTGAGAATTCATCTCGCACAAAATCTTTATAGTGGTCTGCGTGGTCTTTTCTTAATGGTTGCATGATCGTATTCCTTTCATTTGTTATTAATAAAATAGTTATAGGTTATTATAGGATAGATGTCAAGCCCTAAAAAGAAAAAAATTTTTATTTTTTTATATGGGTGGGCCCCGCCCACATGCTCTTCTCTGGGGTGCGACAATATAGTCCTTGAGTATATAGGATATTATGTTATTGTGTATTTGACTCTGGTTGGTAGTGT